GCCTCGCTTTAGACTTTCTGAATCAATCAGTCGCGGTAAGCGACGTTCTTGACAACAACAGAAGCCTGTGGGTTCTCCACGTTGGCACCAACGCGAGTGTACAGTGTATACTCAATGGTGTCCTTCTTTGGCTTGAACTCACGGTATACCTCGATTTCACGACGCACACCCCAAATCAAGTTGTTAGGGTCTACCAACCATAGGTCGGAGCCTCTACCTGACGCGGTACCTGCACCAGAACCATCCAAATCAATGTTGTATTCTGGGAACAATGGAACCTCGGACAAACGGATACCAAACGGTGCGGCTGGGGACCAACCTGCGTCTGGACCTGGGTTGTCATTTGGAGTACCTGGCTGTGCCTGTGGGCCGGTAGCGTAGCCACCCTGCATAGACTCAACCAACTGGTTGCGGTACATGAAGTCCTGGATAAGACCGGTTGCAGTCAAGAACCTAAGTCCACCACGACGACCCATGTACTTACGCGGCATAGCGCGAAGAGCGGCGTTGAACACTCCACGGTGTAGGGTGTTGTCTGCGGTGCCGTCCGGCAACTTGACGCTATTCGCATCAAGAACGTGACCTCCGTAGAACAAACGCTTTCTCCAACCATCGAATGACTTCAATAGTGCATCACCACTGTGGTTAATGGTGTCACCGTTGATTGCCAAATCCTCAAGGTCTTGTGCTGCCTGTGCTGCCATCAACTGAGCGATGTGGTTCTCAAGGGCGTCTCCCTCCAAGCCGTCCTCAAGGGACTCGCTGGAAAGTTCCCAGTCCAAACGCAACTTGACGGTTCCAAGGCTAACCTTGGTGAAGGCGACAGCGTTGTTCACACCATCGTCAACTGCCTCTGTTGCTAGACGAACCAAACGCTCACCAATGCTCAAACGGTCCAACTCAACGGTGTCAGCGCGCATAGGAATCTTACGTACCTGTGCACCAAGAGTTGTAGCGTCCCACATGTAGTCAATGAATCGACCGGACTGCTCAGGAGAAAGTAGACCTCCACCCTTAGATGAGTCTGCTCCAATGCTGCTGGTCGAAATGACCTTTTCTAGTAGTTCGTTACTCATAGTTTATTTCTCACCTCACTTTTCTTGTATTTAGTAGTTGTGTTGCGGATTCGACAGAATGGTCTTTTGGGTTTGCTAACTGATTACTCAGTCTGAGAAAGCGCCGCCCCAAAATGTTTCCTTCTGCACAATCTTTTCCGGTTGCTGAACGCTCGCGGACTTTCTGAACGCATCTGAACCATTCATCTTCTCTAATGAACTCTCTAGGCTCGTGAGCCTGTTCTTCTGCGCTTCGACCTTTTCCCCGAACCCGAGAATCTTTTCCTCTAGTTCGGCTGCCTTGTTCAAGAATTCTTCGGTTGAAGAAGCAATCTTATCCTCCAAGTCCTTAACCTTCTGCAAGGTCTCTTCCTTGGATTCGCTAAGCGACTGCTTAACTACTTCCTGCAACTCGTCAATCTTCTTGGAAATCTTTGTCTCTTCGTCTTCTAGTTCTTCGGGAGATTCAACAGCCTCGGCTGCTTCCTCTGTACCCTCGCCCTCAACTTCGGTCTCTTCTTCTACAGAAGCGACTGCCTCAGGCTGAACCTTATCGCCGTTAGAGAATTCCTCACCAGGGTTTGGGGAAGAAACTTCCTTACCCTGCGGTACTGGGTCTTCACTCTTTGTCATATTTACACCTCCCTCGCTTTCAATAGGTGCGGCCTCCTTATCAACGCCAAGGAACTTGGCTACTAGGTTGTCTACCTTCTCAGCGCGGTCAGCACCAGATTCAAACCAGCCTGCATTCTCCATCTTCTTACCGCATTCAGGGCAGTCAGCAGATTCGATACTCTTGACTGTGATGATGCTTTCGTCATGCTGTGAGCAAACGAAGACATTCTCAATCTGAGTTTCTACCGCCATTCCCTTGACTGTGACAGAGCCGTTGTCGGTTCGATTGATGGAGAAAATATTCTTCTGAATAGAATCAATATTTGCTAACTGATTCGCTGGGTTGTCCACGAGGGAAAGTTCAACAAGGTCAAAGTCCTTAATGAATCGAACAGTGCGACCGGCCTCCTTGACGAATTCGTTGGAGACTTCATTAATGTTTCCGCCAATAGAGAAACCTGCAAGGGTTCCGTCAAGAACCTTCTTCCATGTATCCTCAGCCCCCTCAGAAACACGTGCTGTTACAAAGATACCTCTGTAAAACTTCTTGGTGTCGGCGTCATAGAACTCGTCTTCACGGAAATCAACCATACGACCAACGGCCAATGGCTGGTGCATTTCCCTGATGTTGCCTCGTGCACGGGCGAATGCTCGTGCGCTGGCCTCAGCGAGTACAATGTCACCCTGGGTGTCAATGTTGTCCAAAGTAGCATATCCCGAAACGAGACGCTGCTCTGTATCGACCTTCGCAAAGGGCATAGACATGTGGACGGAGTTTCCGTCTACAGTCATATTACTCTTAGCGAATGCCTTCATGGTTATACAATAATGCATATAT